CCGGTGGCCATGGTTGTGATAGCACGAATGCTCACATTGACCTTGGTTAATTCCATGACTTACTTTCCATCTGAATTTGAAAGTGCTGTTGGCGTTGATGCCGCAGGACGCGATTGGGAGTATTTGGCTGATCATTTGAGCCAATTCTCTGGAGGCAATCGTTGTGGTGATGGAGATTTTTCATCCTACGATCAAAAACTCAGACCTGAAGTAACCCTTGGTGCATTTGAGATTCTCCGGATGTGTCTTGTGGAATGTGGTTTCACAGATGAGATGTTAAGTCTATTTGATGGCTTGGCAACGGAATGTGTCTTCCCGATTTACGAGATTGATGGCTTGATTGCAAAAGTGTTTGGAACAGGACCCTCTGGTCATGCCCTGACTGTCGTGATTAATGGCTTGTGCAATTGTCTCTATATGAGATATGCGTACTATGCCATGCATGAACGACGGTTGAATGTCAAATTGACTATGGGTGTGATCCCTTTGTTTCATCTGCGTGTTGCTTTGATGACTTATGGTGATGACAATAACTTTGAGGTTCATCCCAAGGAGGAGGTCTTCAACATGATCACAGTTGGTGAGGAATTGACTCGCATCGGAGTAGATTACACTGATGCCAACAAACAGATTTCCACTGTACCCTTCAAAACTTTGGAAGAGATTTCATTTTTGAAAAGATCCTTCTGTGTACACCCTCAGCTGAAGAAGCGCGTGGGTACTCTGACCATTGATTCCATCTTTAGATCTCTATTATTGAGTAAGAAGATTGGTAAGAATTGCGATGAAACAGAGGCTCAAATCATGGCTGGAAATATGCAGCAAGCTCTATTCGAATTTTACCTGCATGGTGAGGATGTCTACTGGAAATATCATGAGATGTTTGAAGATTTCAGAGGCCTCAAGGATTCCGGTGGGTACACCATCGGCAACTACTATGATCCCCCCACACCAGAGAAGATCCAAGAACGCTATTTCAATAGCAAGTGCTGTTACAAGAAAGCACAAGCTGTATTGAAGGGATTGCAACCAGAAGGAGGAGCAATGTCCGTGGCGGAAATGGAAATTTTCAACTCCGGAACACCTCTCGGACCGCAATTGACACAGGAACAAATATGCCAAGAATGGACTAACACACTTGGTTTTTACCCTGATCCACTTGTGTGGAGAGGTCGTGAAGGAATCTTGGCCAAACATTGTGTGCGTGTGGCAGTCAGTGCAACTGACCCCATTGAACGCCACCATTATATGGCTATGGCTTGGTATTGTGGTTATTGTCCGCGGGCAAGCGAGCGCATGCCTACTCTCCCTTTTGGAGCTGTGCCTGTGATGAACCTGCGCGAGATTAGGTTTCGCATGTGGACCTCTGGTGAAGACCCTGCTAATGTAGATAGGTTGTGGGGTGGTGATTGCCGACTAAATCGGTTTAGCTTTCACCTCAGAGAAATGCGTGCCAGATTCACAGAAAAGGATCTCAAGAAAGCCCAGTTGTTGGCTGGCATCCGTTATGCATTAGGTAGTATGGAGACTACTTGCATAGCATTTGGGATTGGATCGCGCGAAAGCCTCCATCTCAACCACTGGCGGAATATCTATCGAGAGAAACAAAATGTCGTGTTACCCCTCCCTGAGGAATTGACACGTTATGTTTGGACTTTCTTACAACCCGATATGGTCCGCCTTATGATCACACCAGACAAATTTTCAGTGTGGGTTACACCCGACTTAGTCGGTAATGAACCCGAGGCGAATCTACACTTGAATCTGGCCCTTGGTCATCCCGCTATTCTAACAGCAGCGGAAGAACTCAGAAATGCCTACGTTGGGGCTTAGCTTAATAAGCTCTGCCCTGGGAAAAATGTAAATATTAACAAAAATGTAAATAAGTGCGAAGATCCTTGCACGCAGTCAATTTTGGATCCCTTGAATGTAGCCGACGAGATTCGGTTAGCGTCGGATGGCGCGAAACTCAAGCCTCAGGCAGGTCAATTCTGCTATGAGGCACAAGGTCAGGAGGACCAGAAAGAGAAGATAACAGAATTCTTCGAATCCGACCCTAATTACACGTGTGTTGTGGAGAGTGAAATCAATGATGAAACTCGTATGAATACCACCCAAAGCATTGAATCTTTGGAAGATTTCTTTGCCCGACCGGTAAAAATTGCCGCAAGCACGTGGACTGTTGGAGGCGGACTGGATGTCCCAGGTCTGCGAGTATGGTCACTTTGGATGCGGAACAAGCGTGTTGCGAATCGTTTGTCCAATTTCAAAAATTTTCGCGGTAAACTTCATGTAAAGTTCATTCTTAATGGTAATTCTTTTTATTGGGGTCGCGCGTTTGCTTCTTATACACCTTGGACATTGAATCCATTCACAAGTCAAGCGACTTCGTGGTTAGATTACCCTGGTGCTACAATGAGACCGCACATTTGGATCGATGCATGTACATCGCAAGCTGGCGAAATGGTACTACCGTTCTTTTACCCTGATGATCATTTTGATCTTATATCAGGAAATCCTGATACGTTAGGTAATCTCTGGATCTACAGCCCAGTAGGTTTACAACATGCTCAATCTAACACGCAATCTTTGACCCTTACGATGTATGCATGGGTTACAGATGTTTCATTATCTACACCAACTCAATCGAACATAGGTGGATTGCTGCCACAATCTGGTGATGAATTTGGTTCTGGGCCTATATCAAGGCCTGCAAATATTGTAGCAGCGATAGCGGGAAAGATGTCTAAAGCACCAGTGATTGGACCTTACGCTATGGCCACCCAGATGGCGGCCAGTGCTATGGGATCTATAGCTCAGATGTTTGGATACTCTAGACCTCGGATTATTGAGGGAACGAAAAATCGGCGAGTATGGCAAACTGGTGATTTAGCATCCACTGATCAGGAAGATACAGCCACAACCCTGGCTTTTACGAGCAAACAGGAAGTGACATTGGATCCTCGTACAGTGGGTCTGGGTTCTCAGGATGAAATGGATTTCGATTATCTTATGAAGAAGCCTACTCTATTTGCGAATTTCACATGGAGTTTTTCCTCAGTAATCAACCAAGCATTGTTCTCTGTAAGAGTAAACCCATATGTGTATAGGCGAGATACATATCTTGGGTCTGCAGCAGGATATGCTCTGACAACAACCGCACTGTGTGCTTTACCATTTAGATATTGGCGTGGTTCTATGACATATCGATTTTCCGTGGTGGCCTCAGGTTACCATAAAGGCAGATTACTTTTTGTCTGGGAACCAACTACTCCAGATCTGAATCCTACATCCGTTCCACCAGAGAGTAATGTGACGTATTCCAAGGTAGTTGATATCGCCAAAGAGAGAGATTTTTCAATCACTGTCGGATGGGGTTCAAGTCAAACTGCCCTTGATATTCCAAATCCTATAGCTAGTGGTGAATTGGGTATGCATCTTAATGGTGCCCCAATATCCGCAGTTTCAGGAGTTGATAATGGAGTATTGACTTGCTATGTATTGAATACATTGGTTAGTTCGGGTGATAACACTAGTCCTATTACTGTAATGGTGCACGCTTCGTCAGATGACATGGAAGTGTGGGGACCTAATCAGGATCAACTGAAGAATCTCACAATGCAGCCTCAAGCAGCACCAGCACCACCACCGGCGCCAGCGGGTCTCAAGCCCCAATCAGGAACTATGGGTGATGTACAAGATGGTCCACAGAATGCAGCTGAAGAAACTAATGATTTAGGAACAGTCGGCGCGCCGCATATGCCTGCGACGACGAGTATTTTCACATCAGGTGAATCTGTGAAATCTTGGCGAACCATATTGAAAAGATATACTCTGAGACGATCAATTATGATTAATCAGACTATTCCTAACAATTTTTTCGCGTCACTCTATTTCTCAGGAAATGCATATGCGTATATGCCAGATATACCTTACCCAGATGTGTCGGGCGGAATTTTTCTAGGTCCTTTCACACCATATTCTCTGATTTACAATTGCTTTGCTGGTTGGCGTGGTGCGTATAGATTTAAACTATTACCAGCCACAGTAGGCAATGGTCAGCAGTGGGCCTCCACATCCTTGAAGGTGTCCCGTGGCAATAACAACACATTATCTGATGTGATAATGCAGTTGTATGGCCGAGATCCCGGTGGTGTACATGCATTTGATTTTGATCATGACTATAGTTGGAATGGAAGTCAAATGTCAAATCCTGTGCAAGGAAATGTTTGCGATTTTGAATTACCATGGTATGCAAATCAGAGATTTGCAGCAACACATGCAGCAATTATATCGAGAGAAATGGGATATGAAGCCACAGCCCTAGTGGACAATCCCTCGGAAGCTGGCGAGAGAGATATATTCGCAATTATAAACGAATATGGGGCAATAGGAGAAGATTATAACCTGTTTTTCTTCACAGGAGTACCACCATTATGGTACAAAACATAAAAGATGTTGTAGCGCATCTCTCACTTATGTGAGTTGCAAGGCTACGCTTTATTGAACTTGGTTCAACCCTGAAGCGTAGCTTTGGGGGGAATTTCCCAAGTTACAATTTTATAAGCGTAGTCAGATATTGTATATATTGAAATGGCATCCGTAAGCGGAGCCTGCTTTTTGGCTACTAGTGC